CTCAACTTTCTTATAGATTTGAAAAGGTTTCTGGAAAGTCTATTACTGAGACTGCTATTCCTATTTATGACTCTCTCCAAATCAATCACTTAAAACTACAAGCCGCTAAATTAGCCGCTGCTCCTAAAGGTATTGCTATTGATATTGGGTCTTTGAATATTAATTCTATTGGAGGTACTATGTACACTCCATTTGACTTAGTTCAAGTTTATTCCCATACCGGGAACTTTTTCTACAAATCTTCTTTATTGGGAGGAAAGGTAAATACAAATAAAACTTTTGAAGAACTAGAAGGTGGTGTAGGTAAGCAATTGTCCGAATGGATTATGGCATATCAACACGATGTAGAGAAGTTGTTACAGATTACAGGCATCACTCCAACAATGGCCGGATCTCCTCCAAAAGGAGACAAGTTAGTTGGTATTGCAGAATTAGAAATAGACGCTACAAATAATGCGTTATGGCCATTACAACAAGCATTAGAAAGAATCAAAGTTAAAGCGGCTGAGAATTTAATATTAAGAACTCTAGTTACTTGTAGATTTGATGAAGAGGTTAAGTCTTTTTATTCAGATGTATTTGGCAAAGAGGCTATAAATTATATGTTGCAAGGGGCTGAATTCACTTTAGAAGAATTAGGCCTTTCTTTAACAAATAAGATATCAAATACTCAGAAATTTAAAATAGCTGAAGCTGCTGAAACGGCATTAAAAGTAGGTAGAAATGGTATGCCGGAAATTGAATTATCTGACTATACCATGATACTTGAAATGTTAGAGAAAGGAAGATTAAAAGAGGCTACATGGTACTTGACATATAAGAGTTCGAAAAAGAGAGAGCAGAATGATATGATGTCAATGCAAAACCAACAGGCTCAAAATCAGGCTATGCAAGAACAGTTATTAATGAAGCAAAAGGGTGAGATGGAGTTAATGCAAATGAAGGCAGAGTTAGAAATTAAGAAAGAGGCTGCTTTATCAAACATTAGAGTTAAAGAAAAGCAAATGATTATAGCCGCGGAAACTCAAGGGACTATTGAGGAAATTAAAGCGGAAGCATTCTTACAAAAAGAGACCGGTATGGAAATTACAGGTCAAGTAAGAAATAAAGAATAACACAAATAAAAAACACATATGGAAAGCGAAAACACAATTAACTTCTTCGACTATATTGGTGCGGAGTCACAATCTAGTCCACAACCAACACCAACTAATGTAGACTCAGAAACAACCCCATCACCTGTTAACGATTCTACTCCAAGTGAAACAAGTCCATCAGAACCTACTCCTTCAATAGTATCAGATGATACTACTTTTTCTGCGTCTGACTTAAAGGCTATATTTGGTGATTTTGAGTCTTTAGATTCTATTAAAAGCAAGTATGAAGCAGTAAATCAAAAGGCATCTAAGTATGATGAGTATGAGCCTTTCTTAAATGAGCAGGAAACATTATTTAAAGAGTTGGAAAGTCCATTTGTAGATGACACTCTTGCATCCTTAAACTCATTCATGAAACACACTGGTATTAAAGATCGTTCTGTAGCTGAAAAGTTTGTAGGTAAAACAGCAGAGGAAATAAAACAAAGCCCTATCCAAACAATGGCACTAGCACAAGTATTGGAAGACCCATCTCTTTTGAAAGATATTAGCTTTGAAGACTTGTGTGATGCAATTGCAGATGAAAACAATACCTATGCCGATGTAACATTTGAAGACGCTCCAAAAATCATGAAAATGAAAATTGGAAAAAATGTTGCTGTCGTAGAAGAAAAATTAAAAAATATTAGCGAAAACAGAGATATTTTATCATCTTTGCGTAATAAATTCAATGAGTCTAAAGAGACTATTGAAAAAGTTGTGAATCAATGGAAGCCAGTAGTTGGTGATTTGACAAAAATGAGTGAGTATGAGTTGGAAGTTGAAGGTTTGAAAATTAAAACTCAGGTGTCTGAGCAAACTAAAAATCAACTTCAAAATGAATTAATCTCTCTAATTAAATCAAATCCATCATTACCTAACGACCAAAATGTTGAGCTTATGAATAATTACATTCGGAGTCGAGTGGAAAATCTTGAAGCAAAAAACATTTACAAGGCACTCATTAATGCTGCTAAAGGGGAGGCCCGAGAGCAAACAGCTAAAGAGTTCCACAATGGATCAGAGGTTAAGAAAACAGAAAGGCCAAATACAGGAAGCGAGAAATCCCAACTACAACGCTACTTTGAGTCACAATACTAAGATTAATTGTTAAATTTAAAATTGTACTAAAATGGCATTTTCATCTCCAGTAGCAGCCCCCAGTGGTTTAAATGGGTCGTTGCTATCTTTATTCGATGCAAGTTACACTACAGGTTTATTAGTGCCTCACTACTTGCGTACTCTTAAAAACAAATTCGGTGATAACGGTCTTTCTGACTTCCAACTTTTGATGGGACTTGGAATGAAGCGTGGTGTTCAAAACGTAACAGGATGGCACTGGGAAAAGGGTCTTTATGACGCTCCGGTTGTAGTTAACGCTACTGTTGCTGCTCCTGGTGCAGGTGTTGCATTAACTTTTGTTTCTGACACTTCAGCAGGTACTGTTTCAACACCTCCATCTTTCCCATATGTTGACCAATTTGCAGGTTATACTTATGCTAAAGAAGGGCAAATCTTAATGAACACTAGTGTTGCAACTTTACCATTGTATCTTGTAACAGGTGTATCTGGTGTGAACGTAACTATCAAACCTTTGAACTCATCTACTAACGAAGCCGCTACAGCAGGTGACGTATTTGTAGTTACAGGTTCTGCTTGGGATGAAGGAACTGCTCAACCAATCTCTTCTCAATCTTTTTGGACTAAGTATTCTTGGAAGACTCAAATCTTCAAAGAAACTTACGAATTAACTGGTACTCAAAAAACTAACGCTCCTCAATGGATGGAAGTTGAGTATGGTGATGGTAAGTCTAAGAAGATGAATGGTTTCTTCTACGAAGGTCAAGATGAAGCTGAATATCGTTTAATTAAGCAGATTGCTTTGTCTATGATTTTTGGTCAGTCAGCTAACAACACTGGTATTCCTCAAACTTTCTCTGGTTTGGATGCTGAAATCACTTCTCGTGGTTACACTCACTCAGCAGGTGGTGCAGGTGCTTTTGGTGTTGCTGATTTGCGTACTATTGCTTCTGTAATGAGCAGACGTTATGCAAGTAACTTGTTCTTAACTTGGTTAACTAATGAGCTTTATAGCGACTTGAACCAAGAAATTTCTTCAGGTTCTTCTGCATACGAATTAGGTAACGCTAACTTGGTTAATGCTACAACTCAAGCCATTGCCGATGTATTCTTCGGAGGTAACATGGAGCAGACTCAAACCTTGTTCAGCACATTCTCATGGCAGGCACTTAACATAGATGGATACAACTTTGCATTAAAGAACGCTCGTTTCATGCAAGATCCTGCTACTACTGCTGCTAACGTATCATCAGGTCTTCGTCAACGTGGATGGGTTATTCCATTGAACAAAGTTGCTGATGCTGAGGGTGTATTGCGTAACCGTATCGAGTTGGTTTACAAAGAAATGGATGGATATAGCCGTTTCATGGAAATCACCGATGATGGTCGTGCTTCTGCTCGTAAGATTGGTCCATATGATGTGGCAAAACTTTATTTGTCATCTGACCTTGGATTTGACTTCTTCACTTTGGAGCAGTTCACAAGAATCACAGCCTAATTAATTTAGGAATGCAAATAAAAATGGGGGAGGATAAAACCTCCCTCATTTTAACTTTAAACACAAAACACAACAAATAAAAATTATTAATTATGCTATTTGCAGACAACAAAAAATTC